CCGTAATCGAGATTAGGCACCTTGTGATGCAAACACACATCTCCAGTTAGACCAGCCGAAGCTGTATCTTTCTCTGGCTTTGTAACGCATGTTTCCAGTCACGAAATCACCCTCAAGCGAAGTGCTCATTGGGCTTCTTTCAAAGTGCTTGAATCCATCTGGACAATCGGTTTTAACAAACCAAGCATCAGTATCAGTAAGATAATGGTTTACAACGTAGCCTTGTGGCAACATTCCCATATTCTTCATAGCGTTGATGTCGTTGTCTGATGTACCTACTCTTCCAGGTGTCATTAACAATCTGTCAGCAACAAATTGTAATTGAGGTGGAACGATCAGTTTCTGACCTTGTAAAGCAACAGTTAAGTTTCTGTCATCAACTAGAGTTGAGATGTTAATAAGAGCATCTTCTAAAGATGTCTCGTTAAGATCTGAATAAGTTGATGGTCTGTTACTTGAAGTTCCACCGCCACCAAGTGGGTGAGCGTCTGATACAAGAGCAACACCGTCACCGCCAGTATAGCTTGATGAGAAAGCGTTGTTTAATACTGAAGCAGCTTTGATTTGCTTAGTGTTTGCCATAGATCTAGCCAAAGCTTTTGTATACCTTGAACCAAGTCTATCGTATAGATTATCTTCGATTGCTTCTTCTGTAATAGCGAAAGCAAGAGCTACGGTTTCGTGTGAATACCTGGAAGTGTAACCTTCTGTAGCATTATCGAAGCTGACACCAGCTCCTTCTGCTTTAGTTGGTGCATTTCCAAATCCAACGATTAGTACCTCTTCCTCAAACGCTCTGTCTGAAGATTCTGTATCAAAGATTTCTGAGTGTTCAGAGTCGTACCTAGCGTATTCCATACCAAACAAGGCATTCAAACCAGGCTCGAGCTCTTTTGCTAATTGTGAACGATTAATTGCCATGATTAGACTCCTGTTGTTTGAGCATAGAAGTGCTCGTTAATTTTGACAATCAAGTTAACGTTTGCTGATTGAGAACCAGTTCCTAAAGTATTATTCTCAGGATCGCCAGAAATTCCAACGATTCTTAATTGAGCAGAAGTAGCAGCAGTAGTTCCACTGATTTCAACACCAGATTGACCATCTACTGTTGAACCAGAAGTGTACACGATGTCAGCATTGTTACCAACAACAGTTTGTACAACTGAACCAGTTGCAGCACTTTGCACTTCAAATAATGCATTAGGATCGTCAACTACGAAAGCCACCGCATCTGATGAAACAGTACCATCGGGCCAGTAAGAAGAATAAATTACTTCTCCACTTGCGTTGGTATATTTGCATCCCCTAAAGACTCCCAATAGTTGATCGCCAGCAGCAGCTACTAAAATAGTACCTGTGTTAGCCATTTTAACTGGGTCGCCTGAAAATATGTTTCCGCTTGCTCCAGAGGCAATTGAGTATTCTGTAACTCCTTCAGAGTTAACATTACTACCTAATTGGCCTACTGACTTCAAACCGAAAGCAGCATCTTGGTTAGCCATAGTTTTTTCCTAAAAAATTTTTAAATAAGGAAGAAGAAAATAAATTAACTTCCTCCGCCAAAAGTAACCCTTGATTTCATCTCTCTTGAGATAGGCATCGCTGGGTTTTCTTCACGCATTAGGTCGTTTTCCACGGCTCTCATTTGATTGTTAGTTTGGTTAGCGAAATATTCGTTTCGCTGATCTGCGATTTCTTTTGGTATCTTGCACAGTATTAACCCACCAACACCAATGACGCCAGCATGACGACCGTCATCGACAATAGGTAAATCATGAAATCCGGGTAGTTCCTCTGGTCGAACTGGTACGAATCCTTCACGAAATCTTTTTGAGACATTCGTTTTATCATCTTGACCAACGATAGATTCTCTAACCCATCTGTACACAATACCTTGAGACATTGCTTCTTCAATAGCTTCTTCTGGCAGCTCTAGAGCAGAAGGCATTTTCCATGGCTTTGCTCTTTCTTCATGCTTTCGAGTTTCCATATCTCTAGGCATTCTGTCATCGTTACTATTTGCTCTTGTTTCTTTGGTTTTGCTCATGATTTTTGTAACCTCGCTTTTTGTATTGCGTAATCTTTAAATGACACTCCAAGCTTTTTAGCTAATGCTTGCTCGCTCGGCGTCAACTGAATACGATTATTTTGTTTGCGTCCAGCCGATGTGGTGCGTGATGGCGAAGCGACAGTTTGGACGGGTTTTTTGTCTGCTTCCACGTTAAATTTGTGAGGCAACTCTTGTCGCACTCGTTTATCAATCTCACTATAATACTCATCAGAGTCTGTGTCAAAGCCTTCGTTCTCTAATTGCT